GCTCTTAATGGTCATCGTCTTGAGAAGCAATTAGGTGGTTCTGGTTCTACTGCTGAAGCAAACTATCTTACTGCTGCTACTGTTGCAGAAGCTCGTTCTCTTATAGGAGAAAGAGGAGAAGAACTTGATCTTCTTATAGTTCATCCTGCGGTTGCTTATTATTTATACCAAGTAGGTTTGTTAACATTCTCAACATCTGCTCTTGCTGCTGGCGGTGCAGTAACTTGGGGTGGTGGTGGAGTTGGTGTAACTGACAGATCAATCGGTCAGTTTGCTGGTTGCACAGTTGTAATCGACTCTCAGGTAAATATCAACGATCCAACAACTACTGGTAATCGTCAGGAGTTCCGTTGCTACTTAATGAAGTCAGGAACAATTCTTGAGGGTGTTCAATCTGAGCTAAGTATTGAAGCAGAAAGAAACATCTTATCTAAGCAAGATGTTATGTCTGTTGACTACCATACTGCGTATCACGTTATGGGTACTAAGTGGACAAATGCTGCTGATAACCCAACAAACGCTGCACTTAGAACTGGTTCTAACTATGGCGTAACTTATGATATTGACCAGATTCCTATGGTTGAAATCTTTGTTAACACACCATTATCTAATGCCCTAAAGTCTTAATTTATATTAAGATTAAAATGTGGTCATCAAACCTCACCTAATATTGGTGGGGTTTTTTCTTTACGCTACAATAAAACTAAATTACCTTATCAATCGTGGCAGCTACCATAAATGCAACTATAAAAAGTGAAACTGCAAATAGCTATGTCACTTTGTCTGAGTCTAATGATTATTTTGATACATCTCCAGACTCATCAACTTGGACAAACAAAACAGATGACCAGAAGAAAAGAGCATTAATATCAGCTACAAGATGGATTGATACTTTAGTTTTTTATGGAGATAGATGTGATGAAAGTCAAGCACTAAAGTTTCCAAGAACAAATTATCAGGTAGATGGAGTTGAATTAGCTTGTACAACAATTCCAAACAATATTAAATATGCACAATATGAACTAGCTAGAGCATTGGCAAATGATACTGATGCTATTACAGGAACTACTGGTAAAGATGGTAATTTTGAAGAAGTTAAGTTAGGAGATATTCAAGTTAAGTACAATACTGCAAGTCAGGGAACTGGATCTGTAAATAATATTCTTGACGTTTATCCTTGGTTACAAAGTTATCTTGGAGCGTATATGCTAGGCGGTGCTGGCAGTTTCCAACTTAGGGTGGTTAGAGGATAATGGCAGGACAACTAGACACAGCACTAAAACAGATTGCAAAACAGGTGGTGTCTCAATTAGGAGACTCATTAGACACAACTATTATCTACACTAGAAAATCATCTACATCATACAACACATCTACTGGTGCAGTAACTACCAGTGACACCAGTTACACAATAAAAGTTCCCGTTGAATTTATACAATCCAGCGAAGAAACAGGATTCCAAGAAAACATAGCTAGAGTTTTTATAACACCTGATCTCATAGGAGATAGCCAACCTCTATTATCAGATGAAATCACCCTCACATTTTCTGGATCGACCAGAGTTGCAAAGATTACAGATGTAAGAACTTTGCGTGGCGGTCAAGAATATCTATTTAGAATTGACGTTATTTTCTAATGACTTTAGTAAACGCACGAGCAGCATTTGAAACAGCAATCAAAACTGCTGTAGTTGCTGCTGACAACACAGTAACAGTCGTATTTGATAATATGCCTTTTACAACTCCAGGTAATAATAAGAAGTATGTAATGGTGAGCCTTAATTTTGCACAAGCAACTACACAAACTCATGGTGCTGCTCAAGATTATTACTCTGGTTCTATAAGATGTGGAATTTTGACACCACCAAATAAAGGAAGTGCCGTAGCATCTGCAATAGCCGAATCAGTTATTGATGGATTGATTTCAGTAAATGCACCTGGATACTCAGATACATTTTCAGTAACTCCTAGAGTATCTGCAATCGAAGGACCAACTGCTGTCACAATAGAAGGAGATAGCCACTTTTTATCTGTCGTAAGTTGCGACTTTACTGCCAATGCCTAGTAGAAAACCAATTTCAAAACTGACTCCCGACTTAAGAAAAGTAATCTTAAAAGGCAGAAAACAATTAGCAAAAGACATAGTACACTCTTTGACTGAGGATGGTCCTTGGTGGACAGGAACATTCGGTGAAAACTGGGTCGTATCCAAAACTCCTGTAAGACCTACACGAAAGAGAAACCCAGATACACCTTACTTTATGATTCCTGCTAGAACCGAAAGAGTATTCAAAAATGCAAGAGTGCCTACAGCAAAAATGGGTCAAGATTTATATGTAGGAAACAGAGCTAAGTATGCTGGTTTTGCAATAAACGCTCCAGGTCAAACACTTCCAAACCTCAAAAACAAACAGGTTACATACGCAGAGCACTACAAAGAATCTCGAAGCCCAACAGCTAAACAACCAAACTGGTACAACGTATATACGTTAGGTGGGCTTATCAACAAAGATATAGACAAAGCATTTAAAAAAGTTGGTTTTAAATAATAAAGTAGTAGTATAGTATAAGAATACACTATTCAACTTTATGGCATCAGACAGAGCAATCGACAAGCTAAAGAAAGCATTTAGCATAGGCAAAAGAAGTAGCTACCCTATATACAAAGATGGTGAATTAATTTTGCAGGTGTACTGGACACCACTAACTATTGCTGATCGAGATGCAATAAATGATACTCTAATAGCCAGTAATAGAGTACAAAATGAAAGCAGCTTAGACTTTGCTCTTCAAGTAATCATAAGTAAAGCTGAAGATGAAAATGGTCAAAAGCTATTTGTTGATGCAGATAGAGCAAGCCTAAGAAGAGAAATACCATTAGGAGTTCTACTTGAACTTATGACTAAGATGCAAGAGTTGGGTGAGGAGGCTACCCCTGATGCCGTAAAAAGCACAGTTGAGTAAAGACCATTACTTATATTTTCAATTTCTAATTGCAGAAACTCTAGGCATGACGGTCCAATATTTGCGTAATAATATGACCCTAGAAGAAGTTTATGGTTGGAACGCATACTTTAGCATTAAAAACGAAAGGGAAAAGAAAGCATACGAAGATGCCCAAAAGAAAGCTCAATATCGTAAGGTACGCTAAACTAAGAACAATGTTTTATCTAAATTAGTGGCTGGCTCTAATTACGAAGTAAATATACAACTGAATGTTAAAAAGATTAACCAGCAGTTAAATAATCTTGAGCGAAGAATAAAAAAGCTAAATGATATTGCAATGGGTCAAAAGGGTGTAGGAAAAGCAGCCTTAAAAACAGAACGAGACAAACTAGCTCTCGCAACTAAAACTTTTAGAAGAGAACAGCAGATAACCAAAGAAAAAGCAAAACAAAACAAAATTGAAAGCAATACCGCAAAAATCGTAAAAGATCCTAGCGGTAGACAGATGCAAAGAAACTTTGATATAGCTAGAGGAAAGTTTGCTGGATCAGGGCCAGGTGTTTATGGACCACAACCCAGAGGTCCTAGAGGTTCTCGTACTTTAGCACGATTAGGTCTTACAGGAAATGATATTTCTGGAGCACTAATAAGTGGTGCATTTCCATTGTTATTTGGACAAGGACCGTTAGGTGCTGCTGCTGGTTTTGGAGGTGGATTGCTCGGGTCAAAACTAGGAGGACAGACAGGTGGATTCGCTGGAGGTCTTATAGCAACTGGTTTGTTAACACAAATTCAACAGATAAGTCAAAATTTGACCGAGCTAGGAAAGTCTATGGATATGTTCGGATTTAGCGTAGCTACTGTCAGTAAAGCATTAGGAGTATCTGGAACACCCACAGAGGAGTATTTAAAAGTATTAGAGCAGACTCAAGGAAAACAGGCTGCGTTTAACGAATCCATGAGAAGAATGGAAGAGCTAGTAGGTCAAGATGGTGTAGAAGCATTACGCAAATTTTCTGAGGGCACTAGAGAATTGCAAAGTTCTATAAGCAGATTTTTAACTCAAATAGGTGCTCAAGCTGCAAAATTATTTACTGGAGGTAGCGGTAGAGTCACAGGATTAAGAAGAAGTCAACTTTTGGGAGATGCGAGACAAAGCACTGATCCAGATGTGGCAGGTTTAGTCGCTGAAAGGGGAACTGCATCTAGAAGAAGGAAGGCAGAAATAGATGAAGAAATAATTGCACTTATGCTCGGACTAGAAACGAATAAAGAGAATTTAGATATAGAAGAGACTAGGTTAATGAAACTAAAAGAGATGACAAAGAGTGTAACTAATAGAAATTTATTTTTACAGGAAAGTTTGCAGCTAGGAACTAGAGAAGCAGAAATACAAGAAAAACTAAGAGAATTAGATAGACAAGCTAAAAAACAAGGCATAGAAATTTTAGATACTGAAAGAGAAAGATTTAAAAATTCTTTACGTCTACAGCAAGAACTTGAACGTGTAAATAGTCTGTATCAAGGTATTGCTGACACTGTTCAATCAGGTCTTGTTGATGCTATCGAAGGTGCAATAAACGGAACTAAAACTCTTGGCGATGTAGCCCGTAGTGTTTTTGGAGCGATCCAGAGACAACTTATAAACTTTGCTGCAACTTCTTTCTTGAGAGCAATTCCTGGTATTGGTGGATTTTTTGCGAATGGTGGTATTACCAAGCCTAATAAATCATATATTGTTGGAGAACGTGGACCAGAACTATTTACCCCAGGAGTTACAGGAAGAGTTACTCCCAACCACGAAATGGGTGGAGGATCTACAAATGTGGTTGTTAATGTAGATGCTTCTGGTTCTAATGTAGAAGGAAATGAAGAAGAAGGCAGAGCTTTAGGGGTTGCATTATCAGCAGCGATAGAGGCAGAATTACTTAAGCAAAAACGACCTGGAGGTTTACTTGCATAATGGCTACTTTTCCATCAATCACACCAACATACGGACAGCAGAAAAGATCCGCACCAAATACTAGAACAGTTCGTTTTGCTGACGGCTATGAACATAGAATATTATTTGGACTTGCTGCTCATCAAAATCCAAAAATATATAATTTTACTTTTAACGTATCAGAAACAGATGCGGATACTATAGAAGGCTTTCTTGATAGTCGTGCCAATGATAGTGCCAGCTTTACTTTCACTCCACCAGGAGAAGGCTTTACAAAAACAGGAACTTATTCTCAATCAGGAACTACAGTAACAATTACAATTACAAGTCATGGTGTAGCAGTAGGAGATGAACTAACTATTGATTACACTTCTGGATCGGCAACTGATGGTACATTTCTTGTTGCTTCGGTTACTGATTCAAATGTCTTTACTGTTACTGCTGCTGCTAGTGCAACTAATAGTGGAAATGTTTCGATTACTTTATCTGGTGCTGGACAATATGTTTGCGAAAACTGGACAAAATCTATACCATATAACAATAGAGCAACAATTCAAGCAACATTTAGAGAGGTGTTTGAACCATGAGCAGTTCTGCTATTGTTAGTAATCTTCAAAATATAAATCCATCAGCAATAATTGAACTATTTGTACTTACTTTGAAAGAAGGCTTAAATTATGCCACAGGAAATCCAGATGGTGTCACTACTGTATATAGATTTCATGCTGGTTCTTCTTTAAAAGATAATGGAGAAATTGTATGGGCTGGTAATAGTTATCAAAGATTTCCTGTAAAAGCTGAAGGATTTGCTTTTCAAAAAGGAATGTTACCTCGACCAACTCTTACAGTATCAAACGCATTAGGAACAATTACATCTATTTTATTATCAGTAAATGAAGCAAGCGTTGGTAACGATTTAACAGGTGCAACTGTAACTCGAATAAGAACTCTTGCAAGATTTGTTGATGCTGTTAATTTTCCTAGTAATGTCAATCCTTATGGAACACCAGATTCTACAGCAGAGTTTCCACAAGAAATATATAAAATAGATAGAAAAGCAGCAGAAAATAGAGAGACAGTTCAATTTGAATTAGCATCTGTATTTGATCTTGCTGGTATTCGTGCTGGTAGACAATGCACTAGGTCAGAGTTCCCTTCTATTGGTACGGCTATAGGATGAATTGGAAAGACGCTGCACTTAATCATGCTGAGACAGAAGATCCAAAAGAATCTGTTGGACTTTTGCTGAATGTAAGAGGAAAAGAAAGATATTATCCCTGCCGTAACCTGTCAATGACAGCACATCAATGTTTTATTCTTGATCCAGAGGATTATGTAAAAGCCACAAATATAGGAGAAGTTACTGCTGTTGTTCATAGTCATCCAACAACACCGCCTATTGCAAGTCAGGCAGATATGGTTGCGTGTGAACAAAGTAAGCTTCCGTGGCATATTGTTAATCCTAAAACAAAAAAATGGGGATATTATGAGCCACAGGGATATGAAGCTCCTTTACTTGGACGGCAATGGGTATGGGGAATTACAGATTGTTGGAGTTTAGTAAGAGATTATTACAAACAAGAAAAAGGTATAGAGTTGAAAGATTATGAAAGACCAATTACTCCAGAAGAATTTATGAAAGATCCTTTATTTGAAAGCTATGCTTGGAGAACAGGATTTAGAGAACTTAGACCAGATGAAAAATTAAAATCTGGAGATGTTTTGTTGATGAGTATTTTAGATTCAACTTTAAATCATGTAGCTATTTTTCTTGGAGATGAGGTATTACATCATTTAACCGATAGACTATCTTGTAGAGAACCATATTCTCCGTGGTTGTTAA